CATTTCGGGGTTTGATCTTGTCCAATAACCTAAACCTGTAAACATACCTAAATCATTTTTATTTTGTTTCGCCCAGGTGAAACCTACTGTTTTGTATTTGAATCCCCACGCTTTAATAACTTCCAAAGCTTCTGGTAACATAGGGTCAACCACCCACATAAGTAAGACACAATCATTATCAGAAATTCTATCAACAGGTAGATTACAAATATCAGAAATAGACATGCAATCATAGTGCTGTACAGCGTTACGGCCATCGCCTTTTGGACTGTATGATTTAAAGTGCCAAGGGGGGTCTGCATAGATTACCTTATATTTAGATTTCCAAGTCTTGAGCTTCATTATATAATCCTCGCATCATACCTTTTAATCTATCTTTATCTAAATCAATTTCTAATTCATCTATATATTTGTTTAATAGAGTGTTGGTATCTTCAGCATATTTCACTATATCATCTGATACACTATCTGCTTGCATATCAGAAAAATCTTCAACTATCTTTACTTCATGAGCATTTGCTTTCATTAATCTATCAACAAATCTATCATATTGATACAAATCTTTTTTGTTGACTATAATTAATTTAACAAACTTCTTTTCATACTTTGATACATCTTCATTTGCATAATCTCTATCTGTATCATCGTAATAAATTTTTTCAAACATTCTTAAAGGATTTACAATTCTTTCTAGTTCTAAAGTTTCTGTATCAAAGATATGAAAACCTTTAGGGTCATTGTGATCGTTCCAATAAATCTCGTATGGTGTTCCTAGATAATATATCTGACCATCATCTGACTTATGGTGAAAGTGACCAGAGAATACTGTATGAAACTTTTGAAACGTATCTTTATCATAACCAGTATTACTAAACTGACCTTTGTGCATTTGGAAACCTTTAACTTCTAAATGCCCCATACAGATACCTGCTTTTGTTTCATCAATCATACCCATAGAGTAAATATAATTTTGTGGATTAATCCATGGCATAAACAATATGTCTAATCCACCAACATTAACATCTGTTGCATCTTCGTATAAATGAAACTTACTGTTTGCATTTCCTATTAATTCTTTTAATGAGTTTACATCATTTGTATTTTTGTAATAGATATCGTGATTACCTACTAAACAATGAAAGTCAATCTTTAGATGTTCTAAAGGAAATATAAATCTTTCTCTAAATTCTTTTGCAGTTTTAAAAGAAACATACTTACGTCTATCCATTAAATCGCCTAAATGAAAAACTGTTTTAATATTATGTTGTTCTAAGTATGGAAAAAATACACCTTCATAAAACTCGTAAAAATAATTACTAAAGAAATCACTATCGTTTCTAGCACCAAAGTGCGTATCTGTTATAATCGCTACTTTCATTAAATGATAATATCTGTATTTGGTTTAATTACACCTGTTTTCTTTTCTTCCATTTCTCTTTTAATTTTTTTAGCAAGTTGAACTGTTTTAGGTGCAGCTTTCTTTTCTGCATCATAAATTTTTTGTATTGCTACTTTTGCTCTATCTAATTTAAATTTAGATACTAATTTTGTAAAGTCTGTACCATTCATATGGTCAAACTCATGTTGAAAAACTCTTGCAGGCATACCATCTAAATCTTCAATATGTTCTTTATTATCATTATCTGTATATTTTACTTTGATTGTTTTAGGTCTTGTTATTTTTAAAAACAATAAAGGATATGTTAAACAACCTTCACTTAATTGTATTGTATCTTCAGAAAATTCTATTATCTCTGGGTTCCAACATGCCCTTGCCAGACCATCTTCCATATCTTTATGTCCACCCATAACAAACAATCTATATGGTAATCCAACTTGATTTGCTGATAATCCAATACCACCAAACTGTTTCATTGCTACAAATAAATCTTCGGCAACTTTAGTTCTAGTAAACCCTTCTGGTAATATTTCGTCTTTAAACTCGGGTAATGGGTTAGTTAGTAGTGGGTCTATTGGTGATATAAGTTTAAACTCTGCTTGCATGTTATCTGTCATCTTCGTCCTCGTTCATAAATCTTTCAAGTGATTTTGGATTTTTCTTTTTTTCTTTTGTTTTATACACAGGTTGATCTGGTACCATAACTAAAGGATTGAATTGTCCATTAAACGTATAAACGTTTGGGTCGCCTGGCATTTGTTCGTGTGTTTTATATTCGCCACTATCAATCATTTTGTGTTTAATGTGTTGTTGTTTTTTTTCTTTTTGTATTCTACGTATAAACGCATAATATATTATTTGTGTAAAATAAGCAAATGGATTTTTAGATTTTTCGGGGTTGAAGTTGTAAATATATTGTAAACAGTTTTCAATACCATCTGATATCATTTCATCTTTGTAAGTATAGTTAATAAAGTTAGGTCTGTTAGATAGACCATTTGCAATCTTCAAAATACATGCTCCAATGTATTCTGGCACCTTTACTCTTTCACCAACATTATCTGCTTCTTCACACTCTACTTTAAATTTTTTCATTGCTTCAAATAATTCTTTGTTTGAAACATAGTGTGCTGTTATTTTTTTCTTGGCCATTAATATATCTTTCTATTAGTTAACCATTCTAACTAAAAATGGTTCATTTGTCAAGAAAAAATTAGGTCTAATGGATTGTTTTATCTTCGTCATCATAATATTCATCTTCTTCAAGATCATGCTCAAGTTTAATTCCTTGTAGTTTTTCTTTGTGGTAATTATCAATCAAGGTTTGATGTCTCTTTGCTGTCATGAACCCACCATGTTCTTCAGCAATTAATAATTGTTTATCATAAAATGTACTTAACCCTGCTGAAGTTTTTGCTGAGTAAAGTATATGATTATTTTTTACTTCAACAGTATCCTCTTCAGTATATGGTTTTACCCAACGAATTAATGCTAATGATTCTACTATACCTGAATCAACAAATCTTGGTATCGTGTGAATTTTTAAAGGATTTTTAATTGAGGTATGTGTTGCCGTTTCGTTTGTTATTTGACAAACGATTTCTTCGCCAGTTGTTAATTTAATTATGTTTTTTTTACTCATAAGCTTAGTGTGTTAACCTTATAGTTAAACTCTTCCTCATTGTATATATTTATTCGTTCTTGAAAATGCAATAGTGTGAAATTTTTACGATTCTTATGTGTAAGATCATCTGCTATGTCATATAGTTTAACTGCGTCTTTTTGTTCAGACTTTCTTAAACCACGACCAATTGATTGTAAAACTTTTATCCTAGATTTGTATGGGCTTGCAAAAACAACATTGTGTAGATTGCGAATATTAATACCTGTGGAAAATACTCCGTAACTTGCAAGAATGAGAATGTTATCTTTTTTTTCAGCCAACGCTCTAATTTGTTCTCTTTCATCCGTTCCTACTCCACCGTGTACAAAGTGAATTTCTTTGTCAAGGTCTTGCATCATTTCATTTAAAACCTCACCATGTTTCTCTACGAGTTGATAAAGAACAAGTGTATTACCTTTTAAAGTTTTACAAAGATTGTAAATAAATTGATTTCGTTTTTTATTTTGTACTAGATAATTAATTTCTTCGATGTAATTATAATCTTTCCATAGTTTACTTATACTCTCATCGTGTTTTAATACAATACAATCAATCGCCAATTTGGCAATAGTATCTGAGTCCATTAATGCTTTGGTTGTTGTCACTTGTTCTACTTCTCCAAACAAACCTTCTAACACTAACCTATGTGTTTGTGTTCCGTCTAGTGTACCAGTAAATCCAAAACGATAAGGACAATCCTCTAGTTTAGTCATGATACCAGTAAGAGATTTTGCTTTAAATAAATGTGCCTCATCACCTATGACACATTGATATTTATTAAAATACTTTTTATTTTCTTTGTATATTGATTGCCATGTAGATATTGTTATTGGTTTGTTGCTAACTTTATCGTGGCCAGAGTAAATTTTGTGAATATGCGAATCATCCCAACCATAAGATATAAAATCACTTGCCATTTGTTCTACTAAAGATGTTGTTGGTACTAGGATTAAAATAGTTTTATTTGATAATTGTAAATATCTAACAATCGCATAGATGATTGCTGACTTACCACTTGCAGTTGGTGACACAAATAATTTTCTTTTAGTTTCTAATGCTGTAATAAAAGAGTTGTATTGATAATCATATAATTCAAATGGCATTTTTAAACTATCGATAAACCCTTTTGCAATATCATTATCAATCTTAGGTGTTATATCATCATCTGCTATTTTATATTCTATTTCATTCTTTTCACAAAATTGTTTGAGATATGGTAACAATCCAACATATATTTGACCTGTTTGTTTTGAGAATAATCTTATCTTACCATCCCACATTCTATTACGTACAGTTGGCATAAACTTTGCCCCTGGTACTTCAAAAGTAAAGTAATCTGATAACTCTTGAGAAACTGCTTGATTAGTTTCTACTTCTAGATAGACATCGTTTCTTCTTTTAATTAACATTAAACTCACTACCTTTTTCGTATTCTCTAACAGTTTTAATTTTATCTTTTCCACATTTACTAGCACATATCGTACATGGTGATGTTTCCCAACTTAAAGGTAATATGTGTTGATACCAATCTTCTTTAAGTGTATCTAAAAAAGATTTATTCCAAGCAGGTGTATATTCTTTATTATCAAAAAGAAAATCAGTATGTTCGTCTCTCTTTTGCATTTTGTTTATTCTTTGATATTCATGTCCACCAATCCAGCAACATGGATGTACATAACCCATACTATCAATATACACTTCATTTACCTTAGCAGTTTTACAACTAATGTTACCTATATTTTCTTCTAGAGAAAAATTTTCTGTTGTTTGATCTATTTTAGATGCATATTTTTTTATAGCATACTTTTCATTTTTCCATTTATAATCAATTTGTTTTTTTCCGTAAAATCTTTGAGTGTTAACAATTACAAATTCTTTAAATCCATATTCTTTTGCTAACTTTCTACATTCATCTTCTTGATGTTGATTATGACCAAATCTAATAAAAGACCATGATGCTATTCCGCCTGCCTCTATAAATGCTTTTGCATTTTCAATAACTCTATCGTATCTAGTATTTACTCTATAAAGATGATGAGTATCTTCTAGTCCGTCTATTCCAAACCAAATTTCATGAGGTTTATCTTTTAAAAAACTTCCATAATCATACCACCATTGTTTAGATTTAAATCCACCATTTGTGTATAGATATAAACTACCTTTAGGTTTTAATACGTGAGAAAAAGAATATTTGGTAATTTCTAAAATATCTTTTGCAAATATTGGGTCACCCATACTACCAGAAAACATTATGTGATTAGTTTTATGAAGATAGTCTTTAAATATATCTTTGTATTGGTTAATAGTAATTTCTGTTAAACAAAGATTTTGATGTTCGTTTAAGTTACCTGCGTCATCTATAACATTTCTTACACATTGAACACAACGAGCATTACATTTATCAGTCAATTCCAAATGGAATGAAAAAGGTTTATCAAAATTAA